GATGAGCCCGCGCCACCAGCAGACGCTTGCGGCGTATTGCGATTCGTTCGCCGACATGGTGCAGGCCGACCAAGAGCTAAAGACTAACGGCACCACGCTGATGGACGATAAGGGTAGGGTAAGTAATCACCCGGCATGGAACCGGAAGCGTGACGCGAGAAATCAGATGCTGAAGTTTGCGGCCGAGTTTGGCCTGACAGCGTCTGCCCTGGCGAGGGTGTCAGCCGTTGACCAAGGCCCGCAAGAAGACGACCGCGACGCCAAGATGTTCGCTTGATAAAGAGGCGGCGTCTATCGCAGTTGATTTCTTTGAAGAGAACCTGACGCACGCCAAGGGCGAGCTGGGCGGCAAAGCGTTCCTGCTTGAGCCGTGGCAAAAGCAATACATCTCCACGCTCTTCGGCACGATGAAGGGCGGCGTTCGGCAGTACCGCACAAGCTTGCTGGCGATCCCACGCAAGAACGGCAAGAGCACGCTGTGTGCCGGGATCGCCTTGAAGCTGATGTTCGACGGCGAGCCCGGGGCCGAGATCTACTCCTGTGCCGCCGACCGCGACCAGGCCCGGCTGGTCTTTGAGATGGCGAAGGTCTGCGTGGAGAACTCGCCCAAGCTGCGGAGCCGGCTGCGTGTTTTTCGCAATTCGATCGTGCGGGAGGACACGCACAGCACCTACAAGGCACTGTCGGCCGAGGCGTTCACCAAGCACGGGCTGAACGCTCACGGAATCATCTTTGACGAGCTGCACGCCCAGCCCGACCGGGAGCTGTGGGACGTGATGACCACGAGCACCGGGGCCAGGCGGCAGCCGTTGTGCGTAGCGATCACGACGGCGGGCTTCGACCGCAAAAGCATCTGCTGGGAAATCTGGCGTTACGCCCTGGCCGTGCGTGATGGGGCGATAAAAGACGAGACATTCCTGCCTGCGATCTACGCCGCCGATCCCGAGGACGATTGGACGAAGGAGGCGACCTGGCGGAAGGCCAATCCGAACCTCGGCGTGAGCGTGAAGCTCGACGACCTGCGGGTGCGGTGCAAGCGTGCCCAGGATATGCCGAGCGAGGAGAACACCTTCCGAAGACTGCACTTAAATCAGTGGACAGAGCAAGACACGCGGTGGCTGCGTATGGAGCATTGGGCACAGGGCAACGAGCCATGCCCTGTGATGCTTGACGGGCGGGAGTGTTTTGCGGGCCTTGATCTGGCAACCACGTACGACACGACGTGCCTATGCCTGTTGTTTGAGTTGGACGATGGCACCTTCTGGGCCGAGCCCCACTTCTGGATTCCCGAAGAGAACATGCGGGACCGTGTGAAGCGGGACCGCGTGCCATACGACCAGTGGGCAAAGGAAGGCAAACTGCACCTGACGCACGGGAACGTCACGGACTTCGACAAGGTGCGGGCCGACATCATCAAGCTCACAAAGAAATACAACGTGCGACAGGTGGCGATCGACCGCTGGAACGCCACGCAGCTGGCCACGCAACTGCAAGGCGATGGCGTAAATGTCTTAGGTTTTGGGCAGGGCTACGGCTCGATGAGTTCGCCCGCCAAGCAGCTCGAAGCCCTGGTGGTGGGCGGCAAGTTGCTCCACGGCGGGCATCCTGTCTTGGCGTGGCAAGCGTCGAACGTGGCGATTCAGCAGGACCACGCCGGAAACATCAAGCCCAGCAAAGCAAAGAGCAGCGAGAGAATCGACGGCATCGTGGCGCTAACCATGGCCATCGGAATCCACGCTACGGCGACGGCACCGCCACCGGAACAGAACTGGGACATGATTACCCTATGAGCGAAACCGCCACAGACGATTTCCGCATGTACGACCTGCGTGGCATCGACTGGTCCGGAGTCGGTGGCAACCGCACTGCTTCGGGCGTGCGAGTGACGGCCGACACGTCGATGGCCTGCTCGGCCTACACGGCGTGCATCCGTGTCATCTCGGATTCCGTGTCTAGCCTGCCGCTGCACCTGTTCGAGCGTCAGACAAACGGCGGCAAAAGGAAGGTTCCAGAGCATCCGCTGTATCGCATCCTGCACATGCAGCCCAACCCGTGGCAGACGGCGCAGGAGTTCCGTGATTGGATGACGGGGCTCTATCTGCACTACGGCGCGTCCTACGCCGAGATCCGTGCCGGTGCTCGAGGCCCGGTGTCGGAGCTTTGGCCGTTGCACAGCTCGCGTATGGAAGTCGAGCGGCTGGAGAACGGACGCCTTCGGTACATCTACCGTGAGCCGGATGGCCGGCAGACGGTCTACCGCCAAGAGCAAATCTTCGCCCTGCGGTACACGACCGATGACGGAATCCACCCGATTCCCACCTACCGGCTGTTTGCCAATGCCATCGGCCTGGCCCAGGCGTTGGAGGCCCACGGGTCCACGTACTTCGGTAATGGTGCCCGTCCGGGTGTGATCTTGGAAAGCAGCAACCCGATTCCCGTAGACGCTGCCGAGCGCCTACGTGAGAGTTGGGAGCGAATGCACAGGGGCAGCGACAGGGCTTTCCGAACGGCCGTCCTCCCTGCGGGCGTTTCCGCCAAAGAGCTGAGCGGAAGCAACGAGGCGGCGCAGTTTCTTGAGACGCGGCAGTATCAGGTCATTGAGATCTGCCGGGCGTTCCGCGTGCCGCCGCACATGATTCAAGACCTGACGCGCAGCACGTACAGCAACATTGAGGTGCAGGGCACCGAGTTTGTGCAGCACTGCCTGCTGCCGCATCTGAAGCGGTGGGAAGCCGCCATCAGCCGCGACCTGCTGGCCGAAGGCGACGATGAGCGGTACTTCGCTGAGCACAGCGTTAGCGGCCTGCTGCGTGGCGACCATGCGAGTCGGTCGGCGTATTACGTCTCGGCACTGCAAAACGGGTGGATGTCGGTGAACGAGATCCGCGAGCTGGAAAACATGAACCCGCTTGGCAGCGAGGGCGACCAGCACTTTATCCAGATGAACATGACAACGCTGGAGAAGGCTGGCGAAGACCCGCCTGCACCTGAACCGATGCCAGCGCCGCCCGTTGCCGAGGTTGAGGACAGCCCAGAAGACGACGTGGAAGACGACCAGGAGGACGTGACCGATGGAAATTGAACGCCGCTCATTGCTGATCGACGAGGCTCCCGAAGCGGAGCTTGTCGTCGAAACACGAGCCAACGGGCGAGAAGTGATTCGAGGGCTGGCGATTCCCTACAACCGCCTGAGCGTCGATCTGGGCGGCTTTCGGGAACGGATCATGCCGGGTGCGTTCGACAAGATTCTAAGCCGCCAGCGTGGCAAGCAGGAAATCGTGTCGTACTTCAATCACGATTCCAACTGGCTGCTGGGCCGGGAGTCTGCCGGCACGCTGGAGATCACGTCTGACGAGCGTGGCATTTCCTACATTGTCGAGCCGCCAGACACGCAGGCCGGGCGAGACGTGATGGCGCTCGTTCGCTCGAAAAATTTGAGGGGCAGCAGCTTCGCGTTCACCGTCGCGCAGCGTGGCGGCGAGCGTTTCACGACTGACGAAAATGGCAAGGCCATTCGAGAAGTGGTGGAGGCTTCGGGCCTCTACGAAATGGGTCCAGTCGTGACGCCGGCCTATAGCAGCACGAGCGTTGCCGTCGCCATGCGTTCCTACGAGGCGTGGCTGGCCGAGCAGACGCAGGAGCCAGCAGCCCAGGCGGACTGCTCGCGTATGGCCCTGCGGGGCGTCGCCGCCGCCTGGGCTGCCCTTCTCAGGATTCGCAATGTCTGACCGTCCACGCTGCCAGTGCGGCGAAGTTCTGCGGACTCGTTCCAGCCGCCCGTGCGGTGACGAGCGGCAGCGTTATCTGCGGTGCCCACGCTGCGGTGCTCGCGCTACCGTGTTTGTGAAAACAACACATTCGCAAGTGCGGTTCTGCAAGGCACCACGCCCTTAGTGGCAAGTTGCACTCCATCGGCAATCCCGCCGCTGGAGACAACACATGGACCGCCTCTCGACCCTGCGTGCCGAAGCCGCCGACGTTGCCGAGCGCCTCGAGTCGCTCGCTGCCCTCGACACCAGCGACAACGCTGCCGACACCAACGCCCGTGACCTTGAGCTCAAGGGTCTGACCGAGCGTGCCACGAAGCTGGCAGCTGGGATCGACTTTGAGACGAAGGTTGCCGAGTCGGCCAAGAATCTGCGTTCGGTTGCCGAGCGTTGCAGCCCGGCCCCCGAGGTGCGTGAGGAGCCGAAGGCTCGTGTCGAGCCCATCCGTGACGGCCGCACGCTGAAGGCGTTTCGGTCGCACGAGGAAGCCTATCGCGTTGGCAAGTGGCTCCAGGCGACGTTCGCCGGTGACGCCGACGCCAAGCGGTGGTGCCAGGATCACGGCGTTGAGGCCCGCACGATGGTGGGCGGCGTCAACTCGGCCGGCGGGTTCGCCGTGCCAGAGGAGCTGTCCAATACCATCATCCGCAACGTCGAGACTTACGGCGTGGCCCCGACCGCGCTCCAGAATTTCACAATGTCTTCGGACGTGCTGTCGATCCCCAAGCGGATCGCGGGCGTGTCCGGCGCGTGGATGGGTGAAAACGCCGAGTTCTCCTACAGCGACATGACCGGCACGCAGGTGCAGCTCGTCGCCCAGAAGTTCGGCGTGGCGACCAAGGTTTCCAACGAGCTCTTCGCCGATGGCGTGGGCGTCAGTGATCTGATTGCCGTTGAGCACAGCCTGGCTGTTGCAAAGGCGCTTGACGAAGCTGCGTTCATCGGTGACGGCACCTCGAGCTACGGTGGCCACCACGGCGTCGCGGTCAAGATCGACAACGGTTCTTACACCGCCTCGGTTGTGACCTCCGACACGGGCAACACGGGCTTTGAGACGCTCGACAAGGAGGACTTCCTCCGCGTCATGGCGAAGTGCCCGCGCTACGCCTTGCCCGGTGCTCGCTGGTACATCTCGCCAGCTGGCTACCACGCCGCTATGCAGCGGCTCGACCTGGCCCAGGGTGGCAGCGTGAGCGTTGCCCAGGGCTTCGGGCTGACGTTCATGGGCTACCCGGTGGTTCTGTGCCACCCGCTCAACAGCACGCTGGGTGCTGACAGCAGCAAGATCAAGTGCCTCTTCGGCGACCTCGCCATGGCGGGTGCCCTCGGCCTTCGGCAGGGCTACCAGCTCCGCGTGAGCCAGGAGCGTTTTGTCGAACTTGACCAGACCTTGGTCAGTGGAGTTGTGAGGGCTACTTGCTCGTTCCACTCGCTTGGCTCAACGAGCGAGGTTGGCCCGGTGATCGCCCTGAAGACCGTCTGACCAAAAGCACTCTAGGAGATTCTGACTCATGAGCATTCCAGTTGCGATGACCCGGAGCGTGGTGTCTGGCAAGAACTCGGTGTACACGTCGAGCCAGACGAACACGCTGACGCTCGACACGCTGGGCTTTGATTACGCCAGCATCGACGTGATCTACGCTTCGCAGGTTTCGACCTCGAGCGTGGCTCAGACGCTGACGCTTCGCCAGGGCGACGCCAGCAACGCCGTGACCGAGACTGTGACCGGGTTTACCGGTACGCTCGCCCCGGCGGCCTACGCTGGCCAGACCGTGACCAGCACGATGACGGTCAGCCGGATCGAAGTCGACCTGCGTGGGAAGAAGCGCTACATCGCGGTGGCCACGTCGCCCAACACGGACAACACCGTGGTGATCGCGGCCCGGCTCTCGCGTGCCGAGGAAGGCCCGTACGACGCCACCACGAAGGGTGTGCGGCTCAACACGGCCGGCTGACGCTTGACAGCATGACGAACATGAGCGGGCGGCTCACACACGTGGGCCGCCCGTTCTCGTTTTCGTGAGGCACGCATGCTGGTTCAGGTTGGCGGCACGTCGGTCGATGTCCGTGTCGAGGCTGTCTTCTCCATGCCTCGGCTCGGCTTTAACGACAACTTCTTCACGTGGGCTCAGGCGCTCATGCCGCTCGGCATCCGCCCCACGAAAGTCACCGGCGCTTTTTGGGATCAGTGCATGGAGCGCGTCTTTGAGCAGTTCGTAGACAAATGCGAATACCTGCTCACGATCGACTACGACACGTTCTTCACCAAGGAAGACCTAGAACATCTCTTCTCGCTGGCTCTGGCGTTTCAATGCGATGCGCTCACCGGGCTGCAGACAAAGCGCGAGGACGGCAGGCCCATGTTGACCTTGAAAGGCACGCTGGGCAGGCAGAAGGACGGCGAGCAGGCGCAGCTGCCCATGTCGTGGTTCGCCGAGCCTGTGCAGGAAGTCGATAGCGCCCATTTCGGGTGCACCATCATTTCGACAGCCGCCCTGAAGCGGACGCCAAAGCCGTGGTTTCGCAGCGAGCCCGGGCCGGACAACTCTTGGAATGACGGCCGGCTGGATGCTGATATTTGGTTTTGGAAGAACTTCCGTGAGCGCGGCGGCAATCGGCTCTACGTCACTCCGCGCGTCGTTTTAGGCCACGGAGAGTACATGGTGACGTGGCCCGGCAGGGATCTAAGCAAGCCTGTTTTTCAGTGGGCCACCGAATACTGCAACACGGGGAAGCGACCGGAAACTGCATGGAGCGTGCCGCAATCATGAAAATACGAATGGTGCAGAGCTACCGCGTCTATCGGCGTGGCCAGGTGCTTCCAGACGTGCCGGACGGTATGGCAAACGACTGGATCAAGCGCGGCCTGGCCGTTGAGGACAAGCAGCAGGAAATCGAGACGGCGGCCATAGAGCACCGGGCCGAGACAGCCGACGCCACGCCACGCAAACGAGGACGCCCACGTGCGATACCGAAGCCTGACGCGAACGACGGCACCGGCGGTTGAGCCTGTCACGGTGACTGAGGCGAAGGCACACTGCCGCGTCGATACCTCTACAGACGATGCCTACATCGGCACGCTGATTACGGCGGCGCGTGAGTGGGTTGAGGAATACACAGACCGTGCCTTGGTGCACCAGCAGTACATCATGCGGCTGGACTCTTTCCCGTATGAGTTCGAGTTACCACGCCCGCCAATGGCGACAAGCGGCACGACCACAGCCGTGGCCGTCACCTACACGCTGGGCGACGATTCAACGGCAACGCTCTCGGCCACGCAGTACCGGGTTGACCGCAACTCGACGCCCGGCGTGGTGCGGCAGCTGCGGGCTGGGACGTGGCCGGCGAACTTGGACGACCAGAACGCAGTGACCGTCACTTGGTGGGCAGGCTACGGTGCGAGCGGCACGAGCGTCCCTGCGGCGATCCGGCACGCCATCCTGATGCTTGTCGCTCACTGGTACGAACGCCGGATGGCGGCTGACTCCATGAGCGGCAACGAGATTCCGTTTGGCGTTAAATCCCTGCTCGACTCGCAACGTTGGGGCTCCTACCGATGAGCAACGTATCCGGCACGATTTCCGTAAACGTCGAGTTCCGCGACACGACCACGTCTAGCGGCGTGCAGTCGCTGAAGACTGTCACGCTGCGAGACGCTACGGAGTACACGTCTGGCAAAGTGGCGATCGTGACGGGGACGGTGGGCACGTCTGCCGTGAACCTGGGAACGCTCGGAACCACCACATACAGGAACGCCAGCGGCAGCGTCGTTTCATTTAGTGCAGTGACGCGGCTTGCGTTTTCATGGAGCGGCAGCAGCGAGCGTTTCTTAACTGAACAAAACGACGATATGTTCAAGCTGCGATCAGCAGATGGCAGAGTCGCAGTAACTGATTTGACAGCAGATACTTTTTCTCCACTGATGCTCCAGGGCCTTGGAACAGGTACGTACACACTTGTCATCTATGGCACGTCATGATTGACCCTGGCAAACTCCGCGAGCGGGTGACGGTGCAGCAATCGTCTGCGGCGCGTAACAGCCTCGGCGAAGCCGTGCTGTCGTGGAGCGACTTCGCCACGGTGTGGGCGAGCGTGGAAGGCGTGAGCGCCCGCGAAGCGCTAACGGCCGGGCAGCAGGAGACGACCGTGAGCCACCGGGTGCGCCTGCGGTATCTCACGGGCCTGACGCAGAACATGCGGTTTTCGTGGCGCGGCCGCACGCTGGACATTGTGAGCCTGCTCGAGCACGGCAACCGCAGCGAGCACGAAGCCATTTGCCAAGAGCAGGTGGCGTAATGAGCTCAGCATTTGCGCCGCGTCGCGGCGACGGTTTTCGCCGTCGAGCGTCGGCCTCATACCAAGCCGGTGATCCGGTCATCTCGCTGGCCTTGGGTCGCGGCAAGGCCGCAAAAAAAATGTTTTCCCTTGCGCCGCTTGAAGAGGTGGTGGCCGAACTCAAGAAACTGCCGGCAGACATCTCAAACAAGTACCAGCGCCGTGCGCTTAAGAAGGCTGCCAAGCCAGGCAAGGCTGCCTTGGAAGCCAACGTGCGAGCCATTGGCCAGGTCACCGGCAACCTTCTCGCCAGCATCACAGAGAAGGGCAAGAGCTACACGAACAACCGCTACCGCGTGCCGGTGTCTGTGTATGTGATCGGGTTTCGTCGCCCTGTTGGCGGAGGCTCGCAACGCACAGCCGAGACGGCCTTTGGCGGCTCTGTGATGAAGGGGCCGAACCGAGCGTACCACTCGCACTTGGTCGAGTTTGGTACGAAGGGCCGCCGAACTCCAGGAAAGAGCCGCGTGGTAAAACGCCGCCGGGTGATCCTTGACGGGCGGATCATCACGCAGCGTGAGCGTCGAAAAGAGCAGCCCGACAACAATCCTCGGCAAGTTTTGTCATCGTGGAACTACCGCCGTGGCAAGGGCTCGTGGCAGGGCAAGTATCCGATCGATTTCATTGCCACCGGCTCGGTGGCACCGATGCCAGCGTTGCGCCCACTAGAGCGGGCCTTCAATCAGTCGCGTGGCGCGATGAAAAGCATTCTGGACGTTGAGATGCGTAAATCTCTGACCGCAGCCTTGCGCGCTTTCCAGAAGCGGGCACGCAAAAAGCTTGATGAGGGTGGCGACAAATGAAAAGCCCAGAAGCCGTATTGCGTACCGCCCTAGTCACAAACACATCAGTGGCGTCCGTGGTCGCCACTCGGGTCTACCCGGTGCTGGCTCCGCAGGATGCGCCGCTGCCGTTCATTACTTACCGTCGCACGGGCATACGCCGGGCACAGACGCTAGGCGGCCCGATGGGCGTGCCGCAGGTGAGCGCCGATTTTGACGTGTATGCCACGACCTACGAAGGGGCGCGTGACCTGGCCGACCGCTGCCGCTCCGTTCTGGATGGGTACGGGGGAACCTTCGACAATACGGTGGTACAGCAGACTTCGCTCGAAAACGAACAAGACGATTTCGTGCAGCTGGCCGGGGCGGACATGCCGCCTGTGTACAGCGTGAAACTTTCCTTCGACATCTGGTGGCAGGAGACATAGTCAATGAGCACCACCCCGCATGCCGGTTCAGGCACAACGTTTTCGTTCGGTGGCACTAACTTCACCGTCACGAATATCGTGTACACGCTGACCGACGTGAACGCGGCGGACACCATCGACATCAGCCACCTGGGCCAGACAGTTGGTTCGGCTGTGCTGACGCTTGACCGTCCGTTGACGGGTGCTGCGAATGACACGGGCCGCGAAGTGCAGATCGACTACATCGGCACTAGCGTTATTGCCGACGGCCTGACGGGGTCGTTGGCAATCTCAGGCGGCATCAGCCTGACCAAAAACGCCACCGTTTCCAGTTCGTCGGTGACGCTTGCGGTGAATGACGTAATCCGTGGTTCAGCCACCTTCCGGGTTGCCCGCTAACGCACGGGAGGACATCCCGTGGCGACCTTTAGCACCGGCGTAAGTGTGACCTGGGGAGGCTCGGCCTTCTCCGAGGTTGTCGGCCTGGATTGGACCTACGGCGGCGGTGCTCCCAAGGGCCGCAGCGTCGTGTGGACCGATGACGCCGGCAGCGTCTCTGTCACTGCCCTTGGTAGCGCCAACACCAGCACGGCCGAATACGGCCTGCGCAAGCAGCTGGTGATTTCCGGCGGCGGCCAATCCTTGACGAACTACGCAATATGGGAGTCGCTGAGCGTCTCGAATGAAGTCAACGGCGTAACCCGTTACACGGTGACGTTCAAACTCTTGGACAACTGACACATGCCACTGACACGGGAACAGATCGACGCAGCGGACGACGCCAAGATCATCAAGGTGCAGGCATTCGGCGGCGAGTGCTGCCTGCGGCTGATGAGCGTTGGCGAGCGTGATTCCTACGAGCTCAAGCTGGTAGATGCCGGCGGCAAGGCCATCCCAGACTTCCGCTCCGAGCTGCTGAGCCGCACGCTGTGCGACGAAAAGGGCAACCTGCTTTATCCAGGCGACGAAGGCGTGGAAGCCCTGAAGCGCCGCAGCAGCGACCAGATGCACAAGCTGTGGCAGGCAGCGATGAAGCACAACGCACTGACAGAGGAGGAGCTGAAGAAACTAGCGGGGGAATAAACGCCCGTCCGACGCTTCAATTTAAGATGCGTCTGGCGGGCCACCTCGGGAAGACACTCGCCGAAATCGACCAGATGGATTCTCGGGAGTTCTCTCGGTGGCTGGCGTTCTCCAGGTGGTTCTCTCCGCTGGCTGACAGTTGGACGCAAACCGGGATGCTGGCAAGCGCGATGCTCGCACCGTACTGCCCACGAGGCAAGGTGCCATCCGCAAGCGACTTCATCCCGATCGAAGACAAGGCACCGAAGCATCCAAACCAGATACGCGAAGTTCTCGAGCAGATGAAGCGAGACTTGGAAGGCTAAGATGGCAACCGTAGGGCTAGGCTTTCAACTATCGGCGAATGCCACGCAGATGTCTGCGGGCATTAACGCTGGCGTCGTTGAATTGCAGAAGCTCGGGTACGCCGCAAAAAAGACGCAGCAAGATGTCTCGACGCTGAAGACCATCGAGCTTTCTCGCGTGTTCGTCTCTGCGATCCAGTCGGTGGCCGGCTCGTTCACGTCATTCGTGGCCGGGGCCGCGTCTGCTGTGGCCGCCGTGGACGACCTTAGCAAGCGCACCGGCGTGTCTGCCCAGACGCTCCAGGCGTATCAGTTCGCAGCCGAGCAGTCTGGCGTGAGCGTCGAGACGTTCGGCAAGGGCATCCAGAAACTCGGCATCAACCTTGGCGAAGCCCAGACGGGCAACAAGTCTGCAATCAAGTCTTTCGCGGATCTTGGGTTGTCGGTCGAAGAACTCACCAGGCTTTCGCCAGAGCAGGCATTTGAGAAGGTGGCGGCAGCGATCTCGCAGCTGCCAAATGCCGCCCAGCAGGCGGCGGCTGCGGTGTCGCTGTTTGGCAAGAGCGGTGCTGAACTCGTGCCTGTGTTCCAAGAGGGGGCAGGCTACTTGGCAGAGATGAGGGCCGAGGCAGAGCGGCTTCGCCTGGTGCTGAGCAAAGAGCAGACGCAGGCGCTGGCGAACCTTGATGACTCTATCTCCAAGGTTTCCGCATCGTTTAAGTCTTTGCAGGCCCGCATCGTGGCCGAGTTGGCTCCAAGCCTGGTGCGTGCGTCTGAGGCAGCCGCCAAATTCTTTGCGGAAATTAGCGTTGAAGACTTAGTGCTGCGAGCCCAATCTGCAGTGCAGCAGTTAGCCGACGCATTTGCGGCACTCTCTCCAGTGCTGGAGTTCGTTGTAAGAAATCCGCTCAAAGCATTCGTTGGGTACATCACGTTCGTCAAGTCGGCAAACGTCGCCAAAGATGTTCTTGAGCTGGGGCTGGCGTTCAAGACGGCAGCAATTAGCGCCGGCGGTTTTGCTGCTGCAGCCACTGCGGCGAGTGCTGCAATGGTCGCCCTAAAGGCCGCTTTGCGTGGATTGCTTCTGATCTCCATTCAAGGTGCCATTGCTGTTGGTTTTTCGCTGGCAGCCGAAGCGGCGCTCAAATGGGCAACTGACAGCACTGTGGCTACGGATGCCGTCAAGGTTGGTGTGGCTGACGCAGGGCAGGCAGTCAATGGCATGGGCGGTCAGTTTGAGGGGGCTGGCAGGGCAGCCAGGCGCTTTGCCATCGAAGCCGAGGCCGCATTCAAACTACCAGCCGAGATTACTGACGCCACACTTATCCAGGGCACGATTGAAGAGGCTGCCAACGGCTTTAAGAAAATCGCCCAAGAGGCCGGCAACCTCGGCAATGTGCCGAAGCAGCTTTTGGATTCGTTTGCAATCCTGCAAACACGTGTCGGCAGCCTTACGGACAAATTCCGCAACGCAGCATTTTCTCAGGATGCTATCGCTGAAGCGGCGCGCAACGTCGTTGTTCAAGTCAACAAAATCAACGACGCTAGGAAGAAGGAAGAGGAGGCTACTAAGCGAGTGGCCGACGCAGCCGCCAAGGCCAGCGAAGAGTCCAGGAAGCGGGTTCGTGATCTTGTGGAGTCCGGCGTTCCTGAATCGGAGAAGTCGCGGCTGACGCTGTCAGAAGACCTGCTGGCAATCACCCGCACGATCGCTGATGCCGAAAAGGCGTTGGCTGATGCTCGCAAGTCTGGGGACGCTGCGGCAGTCGCACAGGCTCAGCAGCGGCTTGCACTCACGCAGCAGACAGCCGCCGCTGCAGCCAACGCCGCTCAGCAACAAGCTCGAGATCGTTCGCTAGAGGCGCGTGGCTTAAACAAAACGCTGTTTCAGCAACCGCCCAACTTGAAGGATCAGTTAAAGGAAGTTCGTGACGCCTTTAATGCCGGCGAGATCACGCGCCAGCAAGCGGCAAACGCCTTTGACAATCTGACGAAAAGTGCCGTTGACAGCTACAAAAAGATTCAAGCGGAGCTTGCGCGACCGTCTACACAAGCGCTGCAAGCCAACGACCTGCGCACACAGGGTGGAGCGTCTGAGTTTTTGCGGCTTGCATCCGGTCGGCAAGATCCTGGCATTGAAGAAATGCGCGAGCAACTTAAAGAGCTGCGTGAAGTGAAGCAGGCTATCCGCGCAGTGTTTCCGTTGCAGATTGTGGAAGTGTAAGCCATGTCCATCCTCAACTTTCGCGAAGTCCTGCCCCGCACGTTCTCGCACAAGTTTGGCGAGTCGCCAACTGCCGAGCGCAAGTTTGTGGTGACAGTCACGGAGCCTGTTGCGCACCAGCTGCTGCTGAACACCGTTGGCATTTTCCACGGCTCGATGCACCCAGAGTTCACCTACCTGCTCTGCACAGAGGGCAGCGTCACGGAGCCCGATCGGCAGCACGCCGAGATCACGTACCGCTATGAGGTGCCGCAGTCTGGCACGCAAGACAACCAGCCGAATCCGCTGGCCCGCAAAGACGTGTGGAGTTTTAGCACTGGCGGCGCTGGCATCCCCGCGCTCGTCTACTACCAGGGCAGCGGCAACGCCAATCGCAAGGCACTGATAAACACAGCCGGCGATTTCTTTGAGTCGGCCATGACTGAGGAATCAGAACTTCGGTGCAGCATCAGCGGCAACCGTTCAGTTTTTCCGGTTGCCGTTGCTGCCCAGGTAACAAACTGCGTGAACTCCGATCCGTTCATGGGGGCGGCCCTGCATCAGTGGAAGTGCCAAGGCATTAGCGGCCAGCAGCAAGTGGAAGTCGTCAACGGCGTGGAGATCAAATACTGGAGCGTCACCGTCGAGCTAGTGTATCGCCAGAGCGGATGGAATCTTCTGCTGCCCAATGTTGGCTGGAACTACATCAGCGGCTCAGGCGGCAGCGCCAAAAAGAAGCGGTGCTACGTGTTCAGCGAAGAAGATGAAAAGGTTGCATCCGCCAACGTGATGGCGCTGAACGACGACGGCAGCATCCGTTTCAACACCGATTTCACAGGCTCAGGAGCCCCGACAATCTTGAACCGTCGAGTACACCCAGAAGTCGCTTTTACACCGCTATTCGGAACCCCGCCGTTCTAAGGAGCCCGCCATGCCCGACGTGAACTACACAATCAACGCCCAGGTGCAAAAAGGCGCTCTTTCGCAGCAGTTCGCCGCGTCAGGCATCACTGCCGACATCGCCACGGCTGGCATGCTGGCCGTGACGCTGAACCTCGGCACTGCCGTCACGCAGATCAGCACGGCCACGATGGGCTCGCTCGGCCTGTGCTTCGCCCGTTCGCTCGCCACGGAGACTACGCACACCGTGTCCTTCGGCCGATTCGACGGCACAAGCCTGCACGAGACGGTGCGCCTGCGTGCCGGTGAGGCTGCGATCCTGCGGCTGGCCGCTGGCGACTACGCCGCGAAGGCGGCCGTTGGCGGCTCCCGCCTAGTGCTCACCGTGCTCGAGGACTGACCATGGCCCAACGCCCAGACGGCAAGCCCGCACGCACAGAGCGCGTAACGTTCACGAAGCCAGCCGCTGAGCGGATCGCAAAGGTGGTGCGAGCCGTCGAAGGTGGCGACCGGGACACGGGGCCGCTGACGTTTGGCGTGCGCATGTCAACGCCAGGCGGGTCGCCAATCGTGCTAGCGAAGTTCACGGGCAGCTCGGCCTGGCTTCGCATGACTGCCCGCCAGTGCCTGCTATTTCCGACGAGCACAGACACAGTCAGCACAACGCCGCTCTATGTGGGCGCGTTCGCTGGCCAGACCGTCACTGCCGTGTCACTCATGTTTTCCATGCCCGGATTCACTGGCGCCACGAACCTGGCCAACTACACGACGCTCGGGCGGTACGTGATGCTGTCGAAAGTGAACGGCGTGTATCAAGTGATCGCAGGCGAGGGCAACTAGCGTGTCATTCGTCTACAACAACAAATTGCCGTTTCATTTGTGGGGAGTTGCAAATGTAGGCTTTGACTCATACGGCATTCCCGTCAATGGAACTGCCGACCACGGCCGGCTAACTGTGCCAATACCAGAGGCCGGGGCTCCGCTTGCGTACAGATATACGCCGATTGGTGCGACAGCTTCCAGCAGCGTTTCTACCTTTGCGGCAAAGTTTGAGGACACGCCTTGCGACGCTCAGTTACCAATCGTAGACGTTCTTTGGCAGCCGGAGTCAAGCTATGCCTACGGATTAGTGCTGACGCTTCATGGCGAGCTGTACAAATTCCCTGCCGTTAATCTCAGGTGGTCGATAGGCCAAGGAGCTAACGCAGTAACTGATCGACGACTTGCACGCATTACTTCGGCAGATGTCGCAGAGCCATTCACAAAGCTGTGCGAGTGTTCTCGAGTAACTGTGAACGGAGTGCGATACGGCCCAGCGGCAATTAGCAGATCAGGCCGTGTTTTGCGCATTGCACATTTTGATGGCGTTTTTTCAGGTGGCCGATGGAACGGCCGCCCTATGTTTGACGAAATAAGCACGCCAGCGCCGGCGGAATGGTACTACGACGACGCCAGCGTGCAGGTTGTGACTACTACAGAGCCACGCACATACATTCGAAGCAGCAGCGCTTCGCAATGGTACACGCTGACAACTGGCTGTCACTTAATTCAAATCACTGGCGTGCTAAACGCACAGTTTCAATCCCAAGTTCCGCCGGTTGCAACTGTAGATTCTCCACCCAGCGGCACGACCGCAACAGTTGCCGTAGAGTGGGCCGGCGCAGGAACCGTAGGAGATCCGTATACGATCAACGCTATCCGAATCACAAACTCAGGTAGCGGATACACCGCAGATCCGTCAGTTACGTTTTCGGTTGCCCCCACGTCTGGGTCTGCGCAAATAAAGCTTAAAGTTTTCACGTCTACCTTACGCAAAACCTTTAGCAGCGGCTCTTTGTTTTTGTCAGATGACAACAAGATATGGGCTTTAGAAGCACCAGTTGCCCCAAGTGGCGGATTAACGTCTTATGCGTTGCGATGGGCAACTGAGCACAAAACGACAACCACAACAGCAAACGCAAACGGCACATTCGACAAGCCGCTGTCCTCTGTGTCTTGGTCGGTGTCAGGCAACCCAGGGCGAGTCGCTTCGCGGAAGTATTTGCTAGATACCTCTGGTGCGCTTTTTGAGTTGAACGAACTTGGCCGTGTCACCGGATCAAATACGAGTGATTACAACCCCGAGCTTGTCGCCAAGTTTGAGAAATTAAATGATGGGCCGTGGAAGTCGGTAGCCTTTGGTGGAGATTTTAGAGGTGCTGATGCAGTATGTTTCTGCGGCGTAAAGACAGGCGGCACAATGTGGACGTGGGGCAAAAACGGAGAAAGCACATCATCTCTGCAGTACGCATTGCTTGCGGACGGCACAAACGTCGCTGCATCTCGCACTACTCCGGCGCAAGTCGCGTCTGAGGCCGAATGGCTGCAGGTGTATGACGTTGCAGGCAGATGTTTTTTGGCTATTCGCAAAGACGCCATCTGCCGCGACATCGACCAGCCGATGGAATACTGGCCCGACTGGCACTTCGGCGGGTAACGCTTGACGTTCCTGCCATGCTCACGGCGAAGGGAGACGAGCCGTGCCAGAGGATCACAGCGTCACGATTGACGGCCGCCGCTGGTTGCTGCGGTTTACCCGCCTCAAGGGCGACGCTGCCGGCTGGACGTTCTTCCCAAACGCGGCCCGGCCTCGAATCCTCATTGACGATCGGCTGCGTGGAGGGGCTCGCCTAGAAACGATTGTGCACGAGCTGCTGCACGCCAGCCTAGGTCCGACGATCTCGGAAGAGAGCGTGACCGAGGCGGCGCGAGTCATCCGGCGGACGCTCACAACGCTGGGCTACAAGGAGGTGCAGCATGGCGGGTGACGCGATCACGGAGATGGCCAAGCGGTTGGCTCGAATGCACCCAGATGCACCATGCCAGACGCTCGCACGCCGGCTCGTCAAAGAGGCTAACGGTGCCATTACGCTGCACCAGGCCCGCATGCGGATGCAGCGGCAGTTTGGGCAGCACGGGGCGAGGCACCGAAAGCGGATCAAGGCCGCCGCACCTCGAGCACCGCGCAAGGCTGGCGAGATCTTGGCTATGCCGAAGTCGATGGCCGAGACGTGGACACCGCACCGCATGAACGTCATCGGCAACGTCGGCATTCTGTCAGACGTGCATGTGCCGTATCACTCCGAGATCGCAGTGGCTGCGGCCGTGGGCTTTCTCAAAGACCAAGAGCTATCGGGCCTGCTGCTCAATGGCGACATCGCAGATTTCTATGCCATTTCGAGGTACATGAAAGATCCCAAGCAGAGGGATTTCAAAGGCGAGCTCGAGGCGGTGCGGGACTTCCTCGCCTACCTGCGGCAGGAGTTCCCCGACATCCCCATCGTCTACAAGACTGGCAACCACGAAGAGCGATGGCAGCACTGGCTGTGGCAACACGCCGCCGAGATCTCCGACGATCC